CATCTATAGCAGATGCTCTTTGGTTATCGTCAATTTTCTTGACGATATCTACAGCACCAGGTTGTTTGTTAACATCTGTATTTTCAGACATGATTTAATTGTAGTATATGTTATTTATTATTATTGACAGGTTTAGGTGCGGAACTAGCCGCTTTCTTCATTTTTTCTAACTCTCTTTCCTGTGCATCATCAGCTTGTTGTGCTGCAATCTCAGGTTGGAAAGCAGTATTCTGACGATCCATAGTGTCAAATGTATTGGCATCTTGTGGAGACATTACTAAACCAGAATCAATTTCTGCTTGCATTTGCTTGTCTAACTCTCTTAGATCTTTATTAGTTTGACCAAGAATCTCTGTGCGAACATGTTCTACAGAGAAATACTTGCCAACAAACGGATCCATTTGAGTAACAGTTGCTATGCGTTGGTTCATCATCTCAATGTTTTTTAATTCATTGAAGTGGTTATCAAACAAGAAGTCATATTGTATATGCTCCTTCATATCTTCCCAATCTTCTGGAGCAACCACTCCCTTTAGAATGAGTTGAGTCTTAAGGAAGTCTTGGAATATTTCACCAAACCTCTTGCGGAGACGACCAATGAACTTAGTGAACTTTAATTCGTCACGCAGAACCTCAGTTGTCTTACCAAGATTGAATCCTTTATTGTCGTCAGTAAGACGAGATGGAGGAAGGTTTAAACTGTTATATAATTTCTTTTTAAAATACTCTACATCCTTTAGTTCACCTAGGTTTTGACCACCTGGTAATGTAGTAATTTCAGTTCCTCTACCACCTTCTCTACGTGGTAACCAAAAATCTTCTAGCATACTCATATGCTTTTTATCGTCACGCATCTCTCCAGTATTAGAATCGTAAACTAACTTGTTACGATAACGTGCCATTACATCACGGAGATATTGTTCTGCCTTTACCTTAGGTAGATTACCTACATCAATATAAAATATTCTACGTTCTGGTGCACGAGAAAGTCTGTATATAACTAGAGAGTCTTCAATCATTCTAAGTTGATTGAGTGCCTTGATTGCTTTGTGTAGGAAACCAAGAGTCATTCTCTTGTTTAAATCTTGCAGACCAGATGGACAGAATGTAATAGAATCTGTTGCCATCTTTACACCTTGAGACAATGACATGTCTCCAATAGGTCCTAAAACTCCACCTTTATAAAAACCTTTTGGATTATAAAGATAATAATCTATAAATGTTCCGTATTCATACTCAAGTGCAGTGCCTTTCAGTGCTTGCTTTCCTAGAGAATCTTTCGGTTTGTTGTCTAATTTTTGTCTGACCTTCTTGATCTTCATAGGATCAATATAACGAAGTTCAGTAATACCCTTCTTTGGGTTCTCTAAATCTATTACCTTATGATAATATAAACGTCCATCAATGTACCAAGATCTAACAATCTCATGTGCTCGATTGTCAAAGTTTAAAAGTCTTTTAATATATTCAAACTCGTCTCTAATCTTTTTCTTAATACCCATACCAGCATCTAGATTATCTAGATTTATTTCTACTGGTGTATCGTGAGCATCACTCACGACAAATTCGTTTACAACTTCGTCAACCGCACTGTCCACTTCTGGATGCAATGCCATATCACGATAACGACGGATCATCTCAAATTCATTACGAGCTTGATTATCCGTATCTACATATGTTCCATAATAACCGCCAGCTGCTACCGCAATCGACTCCTCAGCATTAGGAGGGACAGGGGACTGACCCTTCTTTCCCTCCTTACGTTGTATTTGGAAACCAAATAATTGACTCATCTACCTAGTCATAATAGTGCTCTTACTTATATTTAGCAGAGTTAATTATATGACAGTTCCAGTTGCTACGTCAGTTCTCTTAGACGCTGGTGCTTGAGATCCGCCCTTTGCTTTCTCTGCAGTGAAGTATGAATACTGCCATTCAACAGTAAACTCTTCAATTTGATCATTGCTATCATATGCAAGATCAATCTGAGAAACATTAGTTGGGAAACAATGATGTAATTGATATGTTCTGATTGCAGAACCACCAACTGTGTCATCTTTTTCTAGTTGCGTGACAAATAGATTTGCCATGTAACCATCTCCACCATTATCAGGAAGGAATCTCTCAGCAGTGTTACCCGCATGAGTGTTGATTTCATTTGCCCATGACTCAAATAGAGCACGGATTTTGAAGTTCTTATCATTAAAGAATGTAGCAGTCCATGTATCGAAGGTGCGGTCACCAGCGATTTTAACTGTTCTACCTCTAAAAGGAACTTCGATTACACCTAAGTTAGATCCTGGTAATGCAGCAGACTTACAAAGAATAGAAGTTAATTCTTTTCCAATAAGTGCACCAGCACCTTCAGATGCTAGGTCTCCTCCTGCTAGATCATTGATAGTTGCATCACTGAATCCGCCAGGAAATTGGATGTCCACATTGAACATATTAGGCTTAACGCCTTGACCAATAACTTGGAGGAACGAAGATACGTTGTTAGTTGCCATTTGTTTTTACCTCTTGTTTAATTATCTACCAACGACTTCGGAGAATGAAACTCCTGTCTTCGTTGCTGTAACAGTCACGGTTACATAGTTGATAGAACGAGTCGGTTTCACAAATATTTCTGCGACAAACTCATTTCTATCTATAACTTCACCAGTATTATTAGAATCATCACAAACAACTAAGTAGTCTGTAACTCCTCTACGTGCTTGAACTTCACTTAGATATCCACTAAGTGCAGCGTTGAAACTTGAACGAGTTACTACATCGTTCTGTTCAAACAACACACCCTCTGCAAGTATTCTTGCTCTCTTTTCAATATTAAGGAAGAGACGTCTAACATTAATACGATCAAATGCAGATGGAGAAGCAAGAGCAGTCTTGTCTCCAAACAGTATAGGACCTGATCCAGGAAATGCTACAACAGGGTTAATTGCTGATGTATAAAGATCATCTCTCGCTGCTTTATTAGGGTTGAATGCAAGTTTAACTACATTCTGCAATCCACCTCTTGATGTTCCTGCTGGAGAAATCCAGTCGTCACCAATTGTAGAAGTAGAAACACATAAACCAGCAATGTCACCATTGCAACCAATGTAACGATACTTGTCGTTGAATCTATCGTATGTGTATTTGATTCCACTGTCCTTAACAACATATGAACTAGAACCAATACTAGAGAAGTAATCAATAGTATTTTCTAATTGTAATGCAGGAGTTAATGCGGAACCACCAGATACAGCAACTTGATTACCATTAAATGGTGAGATGAATGCAATACAATCTTTTCTTGTGTTTGCAACAGCAGCAACAGCACCCGCTTTAACAAGTGTGTCTGCTTCAGAACCCATTGATCCACCCATTAGAACGAAGTCTAAATCTGTTTCTTCGGTATCTTGGAATAATGTATATGCTGCAGAAATTTCTCCTGTAGTATATGCATAGTCATCTGTACCACCAGATAGAGCACCACCAGCAGTTGGAAGAATTCTTGCTATCTCTATAGGAGCAGCAGAAGTAGCACCGTAAGATGCAACAGCAGCACCAGGATCAGATCCTAATGTAGTAAACTCAGCAGATGTTAATGCACTAGCATAAATGTATCCAGAGAATTCGTTGACGTAATCTTTCCAGTAGATTGATGAACCTTCTGCAGATTTACCGTCAGATATCTTAGAGAGATATGTCATTCTCTCAACAACTGTGTTTGTTGAAGTATCAATAACTGCAACATGCATTTCATCATATGAAACATAACGTTCTGATGCAAATGCGGAAGTGCCAGGTCTAGGACCTATTTCTTTATATGTTAATCCAGTTGATCCGATTGCTTGTGCGTTCCACTGTGAATTAGAAAATGCAACAGCAGTATCTCCAGAAGCTGGAGTAGGAACTGCGTTACCTTGAATAATTCTTACAACATCGTTAGATACTTTTTCTACAACCTCGTGTCCAACTGAGGCATCGTCAGTGTATGTACTACCAACGTTTAAACCGTGTCCAGTTTTTGTAATTGTATAATCAGCACCTCTGTCAAGAACAACAACATAAAGATTGTTTCCGTCTGCACCAGCAGTACGTGCAATAAACTTTTCTGATGAACCAGCACCAGCATCGTAGTCTTCTTTAGATCCTACTAATACTGCTGAACCATCTAAAGTTGCGTTTACTACGCCAGTTGCTGCACGAACAACAGCGAGTTGACCACCGTAACGGAGAAATTCTCCTGCTACTAACCAGTCTGCAGCGTTTGCCTCAGCTGGTGCTCCGAAAGTATCTAATAATTCTCTTTCAGATCCTATATTTGTAATTTTGCCTACAGGTCCACTGCGGAATGATGAAGCGAATCCAGCACGTAGTCCAGATACTCCAGTCAAAACACCAGTAGATATATCACGTTCTCTAATAACAACACCAGGCGAGTCTTGACTTGCCATTTAATTTTACCTCTAAGATATCAATTTATCTAAAAGTATTTAGAGATTTCCATCACT